ATCCGCGACCGCGAAGCGGGCTTCCATGGCTTCGACCCCGCCTTCATCGAGGAGATGCGCGACGAAGCGTTTTTCGACGTTTTCTATGACTGCAAGTTCCCGGATGAAGATGTCATCGATCAGGACGGCTTCCGCCAGCTCCTTACGAGCGCGGAGATCGTCCAGGGCCAGGTCGACCGGAGCCAGGTGGGGCCAGGGGCCAAGCTCGGCTGCGACATCGGCGGCGGCGGCGACTACAACGTCTACACCATCCGCACGCCGCAGTTCGCCTTCGTGGAAAGCTCGAACCGCTCAAGCGACACGATGACGAACGTGACCGAGATCGAGCGGATCATGGACACCTACGGGATCCTCGCAACCGACGTGAACATCGACGACATCGGCCTTGGCCGCGGCGTGACGGACCGCCTCCGCGAGAAGGGCCATGAAGTGAACGGCGTCTCGGTGGGCACCCCCGCGACCGACCCTGCCCGCTTCTCGAATCTCAAGGCCGAGCTCTACTGGTCCGCCCGCATGAAGGTGAAGGAGGAAGGCTTCGTGCTTGAGCCGCACAAGGCGTGGGAGCAGCTCACGTGGATAAAGTACAAGGTGAATTCCGACAAACAGATTAAAATTGAGGACAAGCAGGCGCTCAAGAAGCGAAAGGGCAAGTCACCCGACTTCGCAGAGAGCCTCATACTGACGTTTTATGAGCCGCCATTCGTAGGCTTCGCCTAGATCATCATGGACGACGGAACCCGAAATCAGATTGTCGCTTTCATCGAAGAGGAGGCCCGTCGCATCAAGTTCGGCAAGCTGCTCGTGGAGGTGACGGTCCTCAAAGGCCGTTGCACCAACATCCAGGCCGAGACGCGCCGCAGCCTGAATGTGAATGACGGGTGATATACTTAGGGCATTGATCCGCAGGTAAGTCACCGTGGACGCCAGCCAAGGCGTCCGCTCTCGTATGGACCCACTCTCATTTCTCAAATCAATAGGCCGCAAGACTTACTCCGTTATCTTCCCGACCTGGGACAGCATTGACATCGCCGATGGGCGTACGAGCCGCCGCTCCGCAACCGACCTCCTCCGCTACAACGAAATCTCTCTCTATGTGAACCGCGCCATCGACAAGCGCGCCGAGAAGGTGAGCGAGGTCGAGTTCATCCTCCGCAACGGCGAGAAGGAGATCACCGACCACCCGCTCCTCAAGCTCCTCAATCGCCCGAACCGCTTCCACACCGGCCGTCAGTTCTGGAAGCTGTACCAGAAGTACCTCGACGTGACCGGCTGCGCGTACATCTACCTTGAGGGCGGCCGGGAGCTGTTCAGCAAGGACCGCACCGTCAACGAGATGCACCTCCTGCGGCCTGACCTCGTGAAGGTCCTGTTCGCGGACGGCGACATCGCCGGATACGAGTACACCCCGAAGAACGGCTCGCCGGTCACGTATAAGCCCGAGGAGATCATCTACTCCTTCAATCCGGACCCGCAGAAGCCGCTTGAGGGCGAGAGCATCCTCCGCGCCGGCATCCGCGCGATCGACACGGAGCTCCAGCTCTCCGAGTACCACAGCCGCGTCCTCCGAAACGGAGGCCGCGTGGACGGCGTGTTCAACTTCAAGGCCGCGCTCAACAAGGAGCAGCTTCAGTCATTGAAGGAGGGGTACAAGGAGGAATACGCGGGTGCGCGCCAGGCGGGCATGCCCCTCTTCCTTGGCGGCGATGCGAAGTACGAGCGCGTCGCACTCAATCCGGACGAGCTTTCATACCTTGAGAGCAAGAACGTCACCCTCGACGAAATCTGCCTCATGACCGGCGTGCCGCGCGCGGTCCTTGCGCGCGCATCCGAGGAGACGTACGCCAACGCAGACGCGGCCATTTCCATCTTCTTGCGGGAGACGATCAAGCCGCTCCTCGTGAACCTCACGTCCCTCCTCGACTGGCGCTTGGTCCCCGACGATCTCGACCTCGATTTCAAGGACCCGACGCCGGAGGACATTGACCGCAAGGTGAAGGTGGTCACGGCCGCCCACGCGGTCAGCGCCGCCACGACGAACGAGAAGCGCGAGATGCTCGGTCTCGATCCGCTGCCAGACAAGGAAGCTGACGACATCCTCGTGCCCTTCAGCCTCACACCGCTCGGCCAGAATCCGGAGCCCCAGGGGAAGCCGGGCCAGGAACCGCCCGAGGAGAAGCGCAAGAGCTTCGAACACCCGCTCCGTGACGAGTTTGTCCGCAAGCGCTACGGCGCGGTCATGGCGAAGCGTCTGGACCGCAGGGAGGCGGAGTTCAAGCAGGCCATCGCCCGCTACTTCGAAGATCAGCGCACCCGCCTTCTCGACCACATAGGGGAGACCCGCGTCTTCCGCCGTAAAGACCTGTTCGACGAGGCGCTCAACCGCGACACGGAGATTCGGCTCGCCAAGGGTACGGCTCTGCCGCTCCTCCAGATGTTCCTCAAGGATGCGGGCGACGACGCTCTCGACCTCATCGGCTTTGACTATGACTTCAATCTTTCAAGCGATATAGCCTCGTGGCTCGACGGGCGGGCCGACCTCTTTGCCGAGCAGATCACGGCGACCACCTTCGAGAACCTCAAGGATCAGTTCGCCGCCAGCTTCGAAGCCGGGGAGAGCCGCAAAGACCTCATCAAGCGCATCGAGGACACGTATGCGGGCTACACCGAGGCGCGCGCCACGACCATCGCACGCACCGAAGTCCACGCAGCCATGCAGAAGGGCACCTTCGAAGGCTACCGGCAGGCCCGTCTCCCTACGAAGATATGGGTTACGGTCGGCGACGTGCATGTGCGTGACAGCCACGACGCGCAGGACGGGGAAGAGGTGCCGATAGACGCAACCTTCCCGAACGGCTTGCAGTATCCAGGCGACCCGCGCGCAGATGCCTCGGAGGTCATTAACTGCCGGTGTAGCGTGTGATGAACGAAGCCGTGTTATAATTTCGTTATCAGTAAGCAGTGTCCCGTAGAGACCTACTCATGGGCATCCGAGCGCATCGGGTGCCCATTTCTATATGAAAAAATTCTATCCACTTCACAGCGAGGCGATCAACGGTCCAACCCTCAAGCACATTTGGCTCCAGGCGAAAGCCGAGGGCTATTCCGGCCTCGCTGCGGTGTGTGAGACCGTCTTCACCAAGGCGGAGGACCAGGAGAACAAGTTCCACGCCGTATTTTCGAGCGCGAGGGAAGACCGGCACGGCGACATTGTGCATCAGGACTTCGACCTGAAGTCCTTCAAGAAGAACCCCGTCTTCCTCGACAGCCATAACTACTTCTCGATCGAGCGCATCATCGGCAAGGTCGCAAAGATCGGCCTGAAGGACGGACGCCTCGAAGGCGACATCGAGTTCGCGATGGAGAACCCGCTTGGCGCACTGGCGGCGAAGCTCGCAGACGGCGGCTTCCTCGGTGCGACCTCCATCGGCTTCATCCCGCGCGAGTTCAATGACAAGGGCGAGATGCTCAAGTCCGAGCTGCTCGAAGTGTCCGCTGTAAGCGTCCCAGCGAACGCCGATGCGCTCTTTGAGAAGGCCGCAGGCGAGCAGCAGGTAGAGGAACAGACGCCGGCAGAGCAGGCTCCCGCAGAAGTACAGGAGGAGACCGTTCCCGAGGAGCAGGCGCAGGCAGCGGAGCCTGTAGCGTCCCCTATCGACCATAAGGCCATCGCCTCCCGTGTCATCATCGACATGGCAGAGAAGCGTCGCGCCCTCATTCGCAGCATCGCACGGGACGTTCAGGAACTCACCGACGAGAACCGTCAGGAGAAGAAACGCAAGATCTACCAGAAGATACGCCAGGCGCTCGACGCCTAGATGCTTTCAAGACCGGATACCGCCTCACTTACTACTCCCCGACGCGGCGCGGGCCGAAATTAAAAGGAGATAACTTAGCCAAATAATTTATGAACGAGCTACTCAAGCTCATGAAGCGCCTGTTGAAGCAGGGCTTCGCCCCTTCCGCTGAAAAGCAGAAGGTCGCAACGATGCTCAAGGCCCTCGACGGCGAAGAGCAGGAGGCGTTGCAGGAGGATGCGCAGGCCGTAGAGGCGCTCCCCGAGGAGGCACCGGCATCGGATGACGATGCGCAGGCCGAGGTGGAGAAGGGCATCAAGACCCTCGTTAAGTCCGCGATCAGTGCGGCCACCGAGGACATGAAAGCCGAAGTGAAGACCTACCTCGAAGAGCAGAAGTCCGCTCTTG